TTATTTTATTATATATTCAAAATTTCCCGATACTACATTTATTAAATCATTAGGATTTATTTTTATTTGATATCCAATTTTTCCAGCACTAACAATAATAAACTCTAATTCTTTAGCACTCTCATGTATAAATGTTTTATATTCACGTTTTTGTCCTATTGGTGAACACCCTCCACGAATATATCCGGTATACTTCATAATATCATTAACATTAATCATTTCTATTTTTTTCTCACCAGTTATTACAGCAGCTTTTTTTAAACTTAATTCTTCTGCTACAGGAATAACAAAAACATACAACTCTTTACTTGTTCCTTGTGATACTAAAGTCTTAAATACATTTGCTTCATCTATTCCAATTTTATGTGCTACTGATATACCATCTATTTTCCCATCCTTACTTTCATAAGTAATCATTTCATAATTTATTTTCTTTGAATCTAGTATTCTCATTGCATTTGTTTTTACAACTTTTTCTTTAGACATGCTTATCACTCTCCTCCTCAAAATCATAACATTATTTTACATAAATTAATACAAATAAAAAAGAGCCTATTACGGCTCATTAATATATAAATTAGTGTTTAATTCTATTTTTCTTGCTTAAATATCCAATAATCATAGCTTTACAGATTTTATCAATTTCAATAGTTTGCTCCTTCCCATTTATAAATCCTACTAACTTTAGATCTGAACATGCTTCAACTATATTTAAGCTATCTATTTCTTTAATATTATCCATGACTTCTACCTCTTCAAACAATTCTTTTAATAATTAGTTATTATTAATTCCTTATATTTGCCTCTTCCTTCAGCAGATCTCGAAACTGAATAATTAACTTCAACCTCTCTTATATTAAATCCTTTATACCACTCTCTCACTTTTTCATGGTCATTAATAGTTAATAAAAATTTACCTTTTAAACTTTTAAGCTTGTCTCTTAAAATAATATGTTCTTTTTCTTCAAACTTATTATCATATCCTGCAGTTTCAAAATACGGAGGATCACAAAAGAAAAAACTATGTTCTCTATCATATTTATCAATAATTTTTTCAAAACTTAAATTCTCTACATATGTGTTACTTAATCTTTCCTTTATATCATTTAACATATTTTTATAAAATATTTTTTGACTAGGCTTAGTTGTAGTTCCATATCCATACACCTTACCCTTACCAGCAAAACTTTGAGTTATTAAATATAGGAATCTAATAGCTCTATGTATTTCAGTTAAATAATTTACATTGTAGTTTTTATACTCTTCAAAAATATCTCTTCCAGAAAACTCATACTCTAATAATCTTTCTATCTCTGGAGAATGATATTTTATCATTTTAAATAGATTAATTAATTCTTTATCTATATCATTTATAACTTCTATCTTACTCTGTTCTTTTCCAAAGTAAACCCATCCTGCTCCAAAAAACAGTTCTATATAACATGTATGCTCTGGAATCAAATCTATAATATCTTTCCTTAGTTTATATTTTCCTCCAACTCTACAAATAGGCGGCTTTAACAAAATATCACATCCTTTGTATAATTTATATTAATTATAGCAAACATTTGTTCGTATTGCAAACATACGTTCGCATTTTATATAAAATAAAACTAGATATATTATTGAAATATATCTAGTTTTTCTGCAATTTTCTTCTCTATTTTTTTACTAATTTAAAATAAAAATATATGATATGTTCTATATTAAAGTAATTAAGTCTTTCAATAAATAATTATATTAATTAGTTTTTATCTAGTATCCTCTAAATTTATGAAGTTCTGAACTTAATTCTTCATTTTCTTTAATAAATTCTATTAAATAATTCTCCGTAATAACAAATTGATTATTATGTTTATCTTTTGTTGCTAATCTTTGCTCTCCATCTTTATCAGTAATTTGAAAGCTATGAATAATTCTATTTCTTTTAGATAAAATACCTTCAAACTTTCTTGCAATTTTAGTATTAGAATTCTTAGTTATAGTTTTACTTATTGGAGCAAGTAATTCTCCTGATGATACATTAATTAAATCACTCCAATTATAAGAAGAGTCATTATCATTTCTTAATATATTTTCTATAATAAAAGCATTATTTGAATTAAAAGTACAAATTGCACTTCCTAATAAATTTCTGTAATACACTGATGGTAGTGCCTGTCTCGTTCTAACTTCTTGCATTTTATCCCCTCCGTAATAAAAAATATTAATATAATTATAACATAATTTTATTAATACAGTATTATTAAATTTTTAAAGATCATTTACAAAGAGTTACCTAAACCATATGCTTTTTCTAAAAATACTTGTATGTCTCCTGCAAGTAAAGAATTATCATTAATATAAATATGACCATTATTTAAAAAAGTAGTCTTTTTTAATGCACCCAGAACATTAAAATACTCATAATATATTGTTTCTGTTTTAAAACAATCATCTTCTTTAATTTTAAAATCTAAGATTTTAGCTTTCTCATGATATTTATTAAATCTTTCTAATAGATCATGTGGTATATTTTCAAACATTTAATTCCACCTCTCTCTGAATAATTTCATAAGCTATTATTTTACTTAAATAGCTCCTCTTGTTTTATTCCGCTTTTTAAAATCTAAAACTTTTTTAATAACAATAAGCTACACTTACTTGATCTATATTTTGGAACTTTAGTCCTTTTCTTAATAAATTCAACATTCCTTGTGAGAACTTTATTCCAGCTTTATAATATTCATCTACTAACATTTGAATTAAGAATGTTGCATTTCTACCTCTTCTCTTCTTAAAATTTCTTATAGCTTCTCTTAATAACTCTTCATCAGCTATAGTTAATATCTTTTTAGCAAAATTACTATTATCTATATTTGTAACTGCTCTAGCCATTCTAACATTATTATGATTATCTATAGAAGCTTGTTTACTTTGAACCCTTGGCTCTTCCTCAATATTTTCTAAAGCTTCTTCAACTGAAATTTGTCCATTTAACGGTTTCTCTCCATTACTATCAATTCCTACTTTAGGAGTTTTATCTTTTTTATTAATTACTTTGGTAGTTATAAGATGTTTTAATTTTTTATAAATATTAAAATTACCTGCTAACCCTTTTCTTTTTTCTATAGAAATATATTCAAGTTCTTCAAGTCTTTTTATACTTCTCTTTACTGTAGAGATAGATATATTAAGTCTTTCAGAAATAATATCAATCGAAGGATAACTACATTGTTTTTCTGCATTATATAAACTTAAAAGATATGTGTATACTCTAAATTCATTAGATGTGATATTTTTATCTGTTATTAATTCATGTGATAATTTTAAGAATTGCATTTGTAGTCACCTCCTATACATATTTGTTTATATATTTTATTTATAATTTTATTTTAAACCATAGAGTTTAATTAGTCAATATTTATATTAAACTTATTTAAGTATTTTTAAATTATTTTGTTATTTATTAAACTCTATGGTATAATTTTAATCATAGGAGGTGTTTATATGGCTCTAAAAGATGAAATCAAAGGTTATATAGTATCAAATGGCTTTACAATAACTGATATAGCTGAAGAATTGAATAAACGTACTGGAACTGAATTTACTATGCAAAATTTATCAAACAAAATAAGAAGAGAATCTCTTAAATATAGTGAAGTATTAGAGATTGCCGATATACTTGGTTATGATATTAAATGGGAGAAAAGGTCTTAGTGTAATCTAAGGCCTTTTTATTTTATATATAAGCAAATCACGAAGTGTATTAGCTAATTATATAGCTAATATATAATAAATATAAATAATTAAATATAGATTGTGGTTCATTATGAACTTTTTAAAAGTTTTATTATGATACTTTTAGTCTTGATATGATAAAAGCACCTGGATTGCTCCTGGTGCTTTTTATTTAGGATATTGTTTTGTATTTTTATAAAAATGTTTCTTAAACTTATTCTCTCTTTTTACATATTTCCTACTTTTTTAGTATTAATATATTCACTTCTTAATCCTTCTAACATATCTTTCCTATTAAATAAATATTCTTTTTGCTCATTTTCGTAATAGTATATATTATCTAAATAATTTTCACTATTAAACTCATAGTAAAATTTCATAAGAACTTCATTAATATAACATGTTATTTCAGCTAATATGCCATTTTCAACTTTAATATAACTTATTCCTGTATAGTTATCTAACTTTAAATTATCTATTAAATTGTAAGGAGTAAGCAAAGGTAAATATGTTAAGTCATATATTTCATTAAACATTTTAATTCTTTTCACCTCCATTAAAATTTATATAAATAAAATAAATTAGTTATTTCTTTCATTATAATACGTATTTAAAGTTTCATCAATAACTTCATTCAACATTTCTAATTTTCTAAATGCATTATCAAAATCCGCATCAGACCATTCATTTCTTGGTAATCCTACTGCATTTTTAAGATAACTATTATAATACATAGCTAGCATTGCTGTATTTTTCCCTTTATTACCTTTTATATTATTAGGAATCCACCAATATTTCCCTATAAATAATCCGCAATCTTTTAAATCATCTAAATCTGGATTTATATCAAACTTTTCTATAAATTTAGGAACTATATTTTCTCTAATCTCTTCATCTAAATTCCTTTTCTTGCTCTTATATAATAAATCTGGTCTTCCTAGATGAGTTTTATTGACTTGTGTTTGTTGTAATAATATTTTTGCTTGTTCCTCATTAACTCCTAATACTTCTTGTAATTGCCTTAATTTTTCTTTTAAAACCTTATCTTCTGCTTTACTTTTATTGATAAGTTCTGTATCTAAATAAGTTTCTTCCATTATTGAGTGTTTATTAGATTCTATAACTGTTCCATATTCCACTTCTTGTCTATCACTTCTAGGAGTATTATCATCAAAAGTATAATCTAAAATTTCGTCATAATCTTTTAGGTTTTTTATTATTTCACTTTCTTGAATTTCCTTTTTATATTTTTCCCATAATATATCTAAATATAAATGTTGATGAGATATTATTTTAGCTATATTATCTTTAGCACTTCCCTCATTAATTTTTCTTAATACTCTACCTATAAATTGTGCATATGGCAATTCATTTCTAAAAGGTCTAAATATAGCAGCTATAGATAAATATTTATGATCATATCCTTCACCTAACATCGCTACATTTATAACTGCTTTTACTCTATGATTCTCTATATCTTTAAATGCCTTTTCTTTTTCATATTTACTTAAATTACTATGAATTATTGCCGTACTTATTCCTTTAGATTCATATATTTCAGCTATATCCTTAGCATGTTTAATACTACATGCTATTGCAATTATTTTATGTGGTATTGATGAGTTTTCTAACTTTTCCTCTAAAGCCTTAATACTTTCATCTACTATTTTTTCAGAACATTCCTTTGAATATGCAACACTTCTTGTAACCCAATCTTGATCTCTTAATCCTAACTCTAAAATTTCATCAACTGTATATAGCTTACTATCTCCATCTATTGTTAATTTCAATTCATCAGGTACATATTTTATATTACTTAAACTTTTAACATATTCATGAACCATAGCTCTACTTAATGAATATTTGTATATTAATTCTCCAGTTATCTTTTCTCCATCCGTTCTAAACGGAGTTCCTGTTAGCTTTAATACTTTTGCTTCTTTAAAATAATTTACACACTCAACCCATGTCATAGCTGTAGAGTGATGGGCTTCATCTATAATTATAAGATCAAAGAAGTCATTTCCTACTCTATTTATTAATGAAGAATTTAAACGTTCTTGTAATTTATGAATATTTAATACAACTATATTAGCAGAATTTAATACTTCAATAGGAGTACTAGAACCTTCATATTCAATAACATTAGGTAAAATAAACCCTGGGGTTATTACTTTGCATTTATACCAAAAATTTTCTGGATTATCTGGGCTTATAGCCTCTAAAACTGTATCTCTTATTGAAGTTGCTGGTGTTATTATTAAAACTCTTTTTTTAGCTAATCCAAATGGTGCCATCGCCATTACACCTGTTTTGCCAACTCCTGTTGGTAAAACTATCAACGAATTTCTATTTTTATATTCATTACTATAATACTCCATAATTTTATAATAAGCTTCAATTTGTGGAGTTCTAATATTTTTATTATTTTTAATATTGGGTTTTACTACTAAAAAGTAGTTTTCATTATAATTATATGCCATACTTCCCTCCTATTATTGCACTTCAAAAATAAATCAAGTATAATAGAAATAAGAAAATCAAATATTTCAATTACACTTAAAGCTACTTTTAAATCATTGTCTTAGTAGCTTTTTTTATTTTATTATAAAATGGAAAGTTTGTCCACTTTTGCTTTATAAAAACAAAAAAGGCTAGATACCCAAATTGATGAGTATCTAGCCTTGATAATTATAAATTTAATAATTTTCTCCAAGTATTTTGACCAACAATTCCATCAACTGATAAACCTCTAGTCTTTTGAAACTCTCTTACTGCAGAATAAGTACCACTACCAAATATTCCATCTACTCCATTAGTATTGTAGCCTAGTTTAACTAATTTTTCTTGAAGTAACTTAGTTATATTACCACTTGCACCTTTTCTAAGTGTAGGACATCCAGCTAATGTTGCTGGTCCAGCTATGCCATCAACATTTTGTTTTGAAAATCCTTGGTTATTACATTCTTGTTGTAATCTTCTTACCCAATCATCACCTGTAGTTGTTACAGTAGATTGAGTTTGAGATGTAGATGATGTATTTGTATCTACTACTGGATCACTAACTATATGATTATCTAATGCATCTACTATAGCCTTTGCGATTGCCTTATATCCAACTGAAAGATATTTATTTGCATCTTCTGTGTCAACAAAGCAAACTTCTATTAACATAGATTTAGCTTTTGTTCTTCTGATTACATAAAGCCCTGTACCAGCTTTAACCCCTCTATTATTAAATCCTAATGCAGCTATATTATTACAAACATCAATAGCATCTTGATATTGTCTACCTTCGTAAGTGTACACCTCAACACCTTGTCCACCTCCTGCATTAAAGTGAATTGCTATGAACCAATCTAAGTCCTCTCTATTAGCTTGTTGAACTACTAAGCTTAAGCTTTCTGATGTAGTTGCTGCATAATCCACAGTACAGTTATAAACAGCATTACCTCTTTCCTTTAATAACCTTCTTACTTCTTCTCCAACTAATCTAGTATGTTCCCCTTCTTTTATAATTCCTACTGCTCCAGTTCCAGCACCTCTTAAAGTATGTCCATCATTTACTCCAATTTTCATTTTTAAATTCCTTCTTTCTTAATATATTTTTATAAAATAAAAGAGAGCCTATTGGCCCTCAAAATTATTCTGATTTATTTAATTGTTTGTATGTTTGATTTACTCCAACAGATACTCCCCAACAAAGTATTCCATATAAAATTCCATTAACAATGGTATCTAAAGCTACTTTGTATTGAGTATTTATAATATTTAATAATACAGCTATAGTAATTGCAAATAGCATTAGCAATGAAGTTATAAACTTATCAGGTACAGTTTCTAACTTTTTAAGAAATACTCCTACTACATATGTTGCAACAATAACGATAATTAAAAATTCTGGTATGAAAGTCATTAAATTTTCCATTTTTAACACACTCCTCTTTCTTCTTCTATTCCATCAATACGCTTATGAGCTGACTTTACACTTTCTTCTACTCTAATAAGCCTTTCATTCATTTTTAGCATTTCTCTATCTCTTTGCTTATTATCTAATTTAATATCGTCTACTCCTCGACTAATATAATCTAATTTAGCTTTTGTATCTGCTTCCTCCCTCGTATCTGCTCTTATATCTCGTCCTTTGTTTCTTTGAAATGTAGAATAACTTATAACAGCTCCTACGATTGTACAAGCTAATGCAATGCTTATTGTTTCCATTTTCACACCTACCTTTTATTTTTTTGTATTAAAAAAGAGCCATTTCTGACTCTCCAATTATTATCCCCACATACCTTTACTAGCAAAATCTCTTTCAGAAGTATAATAATCCTGTAAGTTTAAATTGTATTTAAGGCATTTTCTTTTAAGTTCTTTTAACTCAGACTTAAAATCCTCTGATTCATTTTTTTTAGCTTTTATTGTTTGGGCTAATTCTTCTATTTCTTTAATCGCTTTAACTATAGGTAATTCAAATACATCTCCCATATTTTCTCCTATCTAAAAGTTATTTTATTCCATATCGTTGTTCATAGTAATTGTCTGTTTTTTTATTAAGATTTTCTTCTTTTACCATTTTCTCTAAAATATTTATTATAGTTTTATTTTTATTTATATTATATCCTGCAGAAATGGCCCAATCAATTACATTTACTATCTCTTCAATTTCATTCTTGTCTATATCCAAACCTTTCACCTTCAATTTCTAAAATTTTATTATATATCTCTTCTGTTTCTCTTATTACTGGTAGTAAGCTATATTCATCATTTAAAAATATAAAACTATGATTTGTGTTATCATAATGTCTTAATGTTTTTGCTGGTTTATCTCCTATCATTATCATATTCCTAGGACCTACATTACATTCACATATAATATTATTTTCTTCATCTCTGTACCAATCTTCAAAATACTCATCATAATGTTCTAAAATATTTCTGTATTTTCTTGCAACTTCTGAATTAGCATTATAGAAAAACTGAGTATCTTCTCTAATTTCAAGTTTATCTCTCAAAGCGTTGCCTCTAGCTCTATAGTTTACTGTAGGATATAATATCTTAGATATATTCCCTAATGAGGTAAACATATTTTGCAAAGCATAAAACACCCCTTGCGCATTTCCATTTGGCTCTAGTGAATCATTTAAAATATTTACAGATGCAAAAACATATTCACATTGCCTTTTAATTTCCCTTAAAAAGTATTCAATCATTCTTTCGTCTACACTGTTATTCATTCTTTAATCCTCCATTATAATTTATCTTTATAAATAAATGTGATATAATAGAGGTAACAAAATAGTCCTCTATTATAAAGAATTCACTGGATGGCAGTCCTTAATGTGAATTCTTTTTTATTTTACAATGAACAACTATAAAAGGCAAATTTAAACAATAAAAAAAGACTATTCTTAACTACTCCTTATAACATTTTAAATATTTAATTTTTACGAAAAATAGTTATCAATTGCGAATTATACTATTGAATAGCTCTATTTAATCCATCCGCTATAAGTGGTGTCATTATATTGCTTACATAAAATTGATTGGTATGTAGCCCATCAATTTGATACTTACCCCCAGTGTTAATATTTATATCACAAATTGCATATAAATCAATTAAATAAATTCCAAACATTTCAGCAATTTCTCTTATAGCATTAACATAGTCCTTTAATATATATCCTTTACTATTGGGGGTATATTCTAAATTGTAGTGTAAAGGCGTCATTATAACTATTTTCTTATTAGGGTATTTTTTATAAAGTTGCCTAATTAAAGATTTATAACCTCCATAAAAAGTAGTATCTACCTCATCATCTATTGTTCCTAGCTCAACGTTTTTAATAAAATCATTTACTCCACCAAGTACAATATTCACATTTGCATTATTATCCCAAGTTTCAACTCTTGTAGGAGATGACATCGGCTCAAAACTTCCAATAACAGTTCTATCATTTGCTACAGTTGTACCACTTAAACCGTAATTTCTAACTTCTTTTGCCCCTAATAGTGATTTTAGACTAGACGGATAAGGAGACTGCATTCTTGTATCCGATGTTAAAAATCCATATGTTATACTATCACCAATGCAATTAATAATAATGTCTTTAAACTTCATTTTAGTTAAATAAACTTCTTGATTCCTTGAATCATCATCAAATCTAATAAAACTGTTTAAACCATCTAATTCTATCATTATATTTTCTGGCAATATATTTTTCCATACTGTAAATTTGAAGCCTGTTGCATTAGACGGTATATCTATACCATTTATTTCACCACTCCCCCCGCTTACAAATCCTCCGTTAACATCATAGAAGGCATATGTTGAATACATTGTAGTAAAATCATTTTTTATGCAGTTAATTTTTTCATGTCCTTTCACATTTATCATCTCACTAGCATAAAAAATTCCTTCTGCTGTAACATCTATAATTGATCCATTACTTGGACTAACCTGTTTATTTATTATTGCTATATTGGGATTAAATTTATTTCTATTACAATCCGAATAATCAACCTGATTTTCTAATACTTTTTCAATCTTTGGTTTTATATTAGCAACTTCTTCTTCTACTTCTAATATATAAGGTTCTATGTATTCTGTTGCATCTCCTAATTCAAATTGAACTGTAGCTACATCAACATTTTTCCATACAGAAACTCTAATAAATCCATCAACTGGTGATATAATATCTGTACCGTTACTATTTCCTCCATTTATAAATTGTTTGTCGTTATTATAAAACGCATATAAAGTATAAGAATTATCTTTAGCTCTATAATTGTATTTACTACCATTTATAACTTCCACATAATCACTAGCATAAAAAGTTCCTTCCACAGAAGGGGTGGTTAGTTCTCCTGTTGTAGAACTAACATACTTACCATATATAGCTTTTTCTTTATCAAATAGATTCCTAGTCTTTTTATAAAAACTGGCTTTACTTTTAATAACTTCTCCATCAACTATATTTTCTTTTAATACACTGTCTTTACCTACAACAGCAGTATTTCCACCAGTGACATTTTCTCTAAAATCTTGTGAAGCCATTGCCCAAGTAACAGATCCACCTTCTCCTTTGCGAACTGTTTTATCCAATTGTTCGTTAAGTTCTACAATCCCATTTTCAATTTTATTTAAATTAGCAGCACTTACTGGTGTACCTTTTTCAATAACTTGTCCAGTTATAGGATAAAGAGTAATTGTCCCATCAGGATTTTCTACAGATCTATAGGTATTTGGTTTCTCTACAACTCTATCTTTCCAAAGAGTTTTTTTGTATGCCATCTAATCTCCCTCCATCCTTTGTATTTTAATGCCATTTTTTAATTTAACCTCTTTAGTATTAATATCTACACAGTAATTAAATATAGAGTTAAAAACATCCATATTATCAACAATATTTACCACATCATAAATATTGCTCATTATAGATGTTTTTTCTCCAAAAACATCTTCCATAGTTAATGCCTTGGAGCTTGTCTGAACTGGAGAAACTATTTCTCCAGTTTCTTTTATATAAGTTATTACCATCTAATCCCTCCTATAACGTTAAAATATATGATAAAGATATTCTTCCACATTGGTCATAATATTCTTTATCATCAATGTCAACCCATGTATAATAACTAACAGCAGTAACATCTATTCCAGTATTACCAACATTAAGTTTCTTCAAATAAAATGAACTTAATCTCATTCCATGCCTAGTGTATTCACCATCTAGACTTACAACACTAACTAACGCTTTATATGGTTTATTTTTAAATTCATCAGGTATATTTATTTTTGTTGCAACTCCGCTATCAACCCAAACAGAACCTGTATAAGTTAAATAATTATACTTTTTAGATTCTCCATTTACATATCTCTCTAATCCATCTGCACTAATCTTAGTATAAGAACCATCTTCATGATAATAAATTGAATGAGAATTATTATGTTCTACTTTATCTCCATTTTCGCTACTTCCTATAGTAAAATTTTCACCATCAAACTTATATGTTTTTCCATTTAACTTACCTTTAATAGATAACTCCCATGATTCAGCATTTTGCTTTACTAATACTTCAACATCTTCACCAGTTACTTTTGTTGCAATTTCTTCAGCAGTTTGCTTTACGTAGCTTTCAAAGTCTTCATTGCTTACCTTTTGTTCTACTTCCCCAGCAACAACCTTTATTTCAGTTTTAACCTTAGCAACTTCAACTGATACATTACCTTTTCCAGTACTTTGTTTCTCTGTATTACTTTTACCTACAGCTTTATATTGTTCAGTTAACCCACCGGCATATGAAAGAGTTCTACTAGTGATTAAAGTATTTATTAAGCTTCCATTATTTTTTATAGTGATACTATCTCCAGCTTGTAAAGCTGGATTGCCTTGCAATTTAATATCATAAGGAACATAACTTATTTTGCTTAAAATATTATAAATGTTTTGTATTACTGCAGCTGGATTCTGACAAAATAAATTATCAGTAATATAATAAGTGTTTTCTCCATCCCCTATTTCTTCCTTAATACCAGGAATCTCAACTATTACTTTATCTATTTTAGCTATTGTAAATGCTTTATTAGAGAATGTAATAAGATTATCTCCAGTAACAGTGTTATAATCATAATTACTTAATTCATCATTTATTATTTCATCAGTATATAAGTCTTCGCTTGCATAGTTAAAATTATTTTCAACGCTAACATCTATATTAAATATTTCTAAATATCCATCTCGTGTTATTCTTGAATATCCTCCTGCAAGTTCAGCTATATACATTAAAGCTTTTCTTAATGTTATATCTGTTAAATCTGGCTTTATAGATACTAAATAATCACTATTAATAAAACTTGTTGTTTTTAATTGAACTCCAGCTTTATTTGCTATATCTAAAGTAATATCTTTTATAGTTGCAGGAAATGTTAAACCCGTTGAATAATCTTTTTCAAATTTAATCATTCTATCATTAGCATAGATTTTTATACTAAATTTATTTTTATCTATATCTTCAATAATAAAAAAACCTAATGAAATAAACTCAAAATTATTGTCGCTTACTTCAATACCTAATCTTATTTCAAATTCATTTCCTTCTATAAAATCATCAATAACATCCTGAATATTTTTTAACTCAACTTCAATAGATGACATAATTGCAGAACCTATTGAAAACTCACTCTCCATAAATAAATTTTCATCATAATTTATAGAAATTATTTCACTATCACTATAAGTTTTGTTGTTAATTAATATAGTAGACTTAAGTAATCTAGAAGGTTCTTTAATAGCTCGTTTATACTGACTGCTTACATTTATCAATTACATCACCTCTCAACTAAATTAAATTTAACTCCATTCCATTTAACTACTCCATTTATTGCTGAATAAGCTGGGGATGTTCTATCACCAACATACATTGTTTTGGTTACTACACCTAGTTCAGGATCTGGATAAGTAACTTGAAAAAATACATCTTTAACAGCTTTTAATAAAGTTGAACATTCACTTTGAGATAGTGGCCCCCACTCACAATTTAATTTTCTTTTTACTGCAATTCTATCTCTAATTAATTCTCCATTTGTATTTCTGTTACTTTCTCCATCTAAATCTGAAATTGTAACTTCAAAAGCTTTAGGCGTAGCTATTGCTACGCCATTTATCTTTAACATATAAAATTATCACCTCTATATTCTTATTAAATTAGTTCCAGATTGTCTTTGTACTTTGTTTATACTGTCTATAACAATCTTACCTAAAGTAGTTTGCCCGACCTGAATAGTAAAATTAATAGGCTGGTCATTGTTATTATTAGTACTTGATTGTGAAGGTAATCTTTCAGCAACCTTATTAGCTAAATCAGTTATCCAACCAGTATTATTTTCAAGTGGCATTACAGCTTCTCTTCCTGCTTCACCAACCATTGCAATTGTTGGACTATCTATAATTCCTCCTTTTGCTAATTTAGGAATTTTACCTATAGTTGGTATACTAACACCTGGAACTTTATTTATTGTTTTTATCATAGTATTTATTCCGGAAATAGCTGCATTAACCATATCTATTATCAGATTTAAAGGCCATTTAACAACTCCTACTATTCCATTAAATATTCCTGAAAATATATTTACTACACCTTGCCAAGCTCTGCTCCAATTCCCAGTAAATACTCCAAGAATAAAATCTATTAATCCATTAAATACTTGTAATAGAGATTTTATTAAATCTGAAATAAAAGCAATAGCAGTTCCTACACTATCAACTATATAGTTAAATACAGTAACAAAAATTGGCCCTAATGTCTTTACTAAAAAATCAACAATAGGAGATATAAATTTATTCCATATTTCAAGAACTCCATTTGTTAATTTCATAATAAATTCTCCAAGCTCTTCTACTAATCCTTTAAGGTGTTTATTCCATAATTGCGTAAGCATATCTAACGCATTTTCTATTATAGGTTTAATTACATTCTCCCAGGCATTTAGTATAAAACTTTGTATAGTTCCAAAGAAATCTTTTATATTTTTTATTAATGTTTTCCCGTACTTATCCCAAAGATTAGTTAATATTGTTCCTATGTCTGTTGTAACAGTACTTATAAATTCCTTTATGTTATTCCACACTTCTATTACAGAATCTCTAAACTGTTCATTAGTTCTCCATAAATAAACTATATTACCCACTAATAACCCTATCACTGTTGAAATTGCTACTATCGGCCAACTTATACCACTTATTGCATATCCTAATGCATAAAATGCTAATTGTACACTTTCTATTATTTTTGTCCAATTTGACATTACAAAATAAGTTGTAAAAGCAGCTGCTATTCCTGCTAAAGCTGATATTATTACATCTTTATTTGTTATAATAAATTCTTTTAATGTATTAAAACATTTTTTTATTTTATCAGCAAAAGCTTGTATCTTTTCACTAACTTCTGTTACTGATGATAGAAAGCCACCTTCTCCTAAGTCTAGTCCAGATGTATCTATTCCACCACCCGAACTCCCTCCAGAACTTCCAGAGCTTCCACTCGATTGATTTAATGTATTTATTTCATCAAATCCAGCTAATGATTTAATAGCTTTTTTAGCATTATTTGCACTGTCAGTAGTATCGTCTAAACTATCTCCTAATCCACTAACAGCACTTGTTTGACTAGCTATAGATTCAGTTTGTTGTTGTGCTGCTTTAGGTTTACCAAATAAAGCTGTTGTAAATTGAGCAATTATTGATATAGCTTTGCTTAATGCATTCATAAAAGTAGTTAATGGTGGTAGTATAGCATTATAAATTGGTAAAAAAGCTTGTCCTAGTGTTAGCTGAACATTTTTTAAACTTGCAATAAATTGATTATGCCTTGTTTGGGTTGTATCAGCTAATGTATTTCCATACCTTGCATATGTTTGTTCCAATATAGCTGCAAGTCTTATTTGTTGTTGTGTTTGGAAATTTAATTGTTGCCATGACTTCCCATTAGCTAGTTGTTTAAAGGCTTCCGTACTCTGAAGCATAGAAACTTGTGTATAAACTCCTAAATCCTCAATGGCTTCAGTTGAACCAAGCATACCAGATCTAATTCTTTCTGCTGTATCTTCAAAAGTCCTACCAGTTTTACTAGCTATTATTGAAGTTGCTTTCATTAATTCTTGTGTACTATTAGCTATTTCTTTAGTATTGCTTTGAAAGCTTGATATTAAGTTACTATAAGTTGAACCGTACTTATATCCTTCTTGAATGCTCATCCCATATGCTTGTGATTGACTTTTAACCCAATCTCCAAAAGCTTTTGCACTACCTTGCATAGTCCTATTTATATTTTCTATTGAGCTTTCAACGCTCATGGCATCTTCAACGCTATCTTTGATAAGTTCCCCTATCTTTATAGCTGCGAAAATACCTGCAACTTTCCCCATTATACTGCTTACATTTCTTTGAAAGTTGGAAAGACTTTTTTGAGCTTTATTAAGTCCAGTTTGCATATTGCTAAAGTCTGCTCCACCTCTAATAAGCAAATTCTTAACTGCCAGTTATCTCACCTCCTAAAATATTATTTAAGAGTTTGATTTGATTTAACATTTCTTCATCTGTCATTTCTTTTTTATGATTTTTCTTTAAAATATCATCAAGCTTAGGTTTATTTTTACCTAAGAATTGAATAGTCCACATTGCATTAATATAAGCTAGAGTTAATTTCTCTTCTGCCTCTTCTTCGCTTCTCTTTGCATAAGCATTAACCACTAAGCTAAATTCATATGGTGTTAGCTCCCAAAACTCTAAAGGAGACAAACCACAAAGGGTAGCGATTTTCAAACTTTCCTTTATAGAAAATTCTTCATCGTTACCCTCTAATCGTTTTTTTCTTCATTTACTTCATTGCCACCAAAAGCTTCATTAAAGGCTTTTCCCATTGCTTCTATTACTTCTAAGAAATTTCCCTTTTCATCTATTAAATCCATAACCTTATCTGGATTTAATTTTTTATCTTCATGCATTAATCCTGCACATATAACTATAGCTGTATCTTTCATAGTTAATCCCTCTAAATCTAATTTTGCTATTGGTTTCTTTAACTTTTCTTCTATGTATGACATAGCTTTCATACCATATCTAAAGTTTCTTGTTTTATCTAATTCTATTGGTACATACATATTTATTCCTCCTTAAACTTCACACGATCTACATAAGTTATTTTTATAGTATTTATTTCATCAGCTTTCTCTTCAAGAACATATCCAGTAACATTCTTTTGCTCTACTCCATCAATTAAGATTTTCTTAGTTATTCCCTTTTCTCTAATAATCTCTATCATATTTATTATTCTCCTTTAACTGTTAGAGTTGGTTTTCCAGATACTTTAATTGTTGATCCAAAGCTAATTAAATCTTCTAAACTTGCTCCCGTAGAAAATCCAGTAACAACTCCTTTAAATGCCCATTTAGCTCCTATACTCTCTGGAAATTCTATAGCAAAGCTTTGTTCTTCTCCAGATTCAAATGCATCATACATCTTTTTTTGTCCATCTGTTGAAGTTATTTCTAAATATCCACTTAAACTAACTTCTCCTGCATCTTTAAATCCACCTATAAATTGTCTATATCCTCCGTCACTATCCAATGTAGTAGTGTCTAGAGTATCTGCGCTTAACTCAATACCGCCTATTTCTGTTAATCCACCAACCTTTACAGCTGATGCTGTTTCTCCTATTTTTAAAACAGTTCCTAAACTTCTTGTTGCCATTCTTATTCCTCCTTATAATAAACTGTAAAAGTTATAATACCTCTGTGTAACTTTAATTGTTCTTCATAACTTTCTGATATATCAGTAATATCTATATCTTGAATATATAAATTTTCTTTGCCTATACTTTTTAGTGAGCCCTTAATGATTATATCTTCAATCTTTTTAGTTATATCTTTCATTTCAAAGTAAGAACTACATAAAATGTTAAGTATTAAGTAACACTCTCTATCTTCTGTTACTCCACCCAAATCTTTTAAAGGCTTCTTTCTTGTTATATAAACTAAATAAGGTGGCTTTTGACCTTCTGGAGCATTCATAGGGAATATTTTATTTTCTAACTCACTAACTTTATTTAATTCATATCTTAAAGCTTTCTCTATCATTTCCCACCTAATGCCTTATCTATATTTTTACTCATTTCATTAACTATTTTCTTGGTTATAGCTCCACTATTATCTTCCATAGACCTTTTCATGAAATGAAATCCTGGTATATACCTTCCATTCCTCGCAAAGAATCCATACTCTTGAGAAGCTGGATAATAGCCTGTAACTTTCCCCTCTTTATTTTTCTTTTGAAATATATCATTTTTACTTCTATCAAAAACAACTTGGTAAACTTTTTTACCTTTAGTTCTAGATTTTTCACCTATTAACTTCATTCCAGCTTTTAATTCTCCAGTATCTTCTGGGGCATTTTTCTTAGCACTTTTAAGAGCTATATTCATACCTTTTTTAGCTGCTGGAGTTACACATTTTTGAGGAACTTGTCCTAATTTCTTGATGGACTTTTGCAACTCCTTCATGCCTTCTATCTTGAAATTAGCCATTATATCAACTCCTTACATAAAAGTTGTAGTTCTATATTTCTTTCTTGAAAGTTAATTACAGATTCAATAGAGAATATCCTATTATTAAACTTTATTCTCATGTTAGGCATTATTCCTTCAATGTACCTTATTTTAACCTTATGGCTTATCTCACTATTTACTGTTTCTGCTGCAAAAAACTCTTTCCCACTAATCGGATATATTCCAGCTCTAACATTTAATATATCCTCCCATAGTTCAGAAACTTCCCCATATTCATTTTGAGAATTATTAAGTTTTTGAATTGTTATTCTATGCCTTAATTCTCCTGGATTAATTCTATATCTACTCATAAGATCACCTACAATAAATTAACTGCATACATATCTAATATATTTGTGATTACAGTATTAGCTTTATTATCTTGAACCGAAAATACTCTATTGTCATACATTTCATTACACAGCACCATTAAAGCTATTGTTAAATCTTCCTTATTATCAATTTGCTCCTCATTTAATCCTGTATAACTTTTTATATAGCTCTTTGCAGCTAATAATATATTGCTAAATATCTTATCATCATAATCATGATCAACATTTGCATACTCTTTTAAATCAGTAATAGTTACTTCACTAATCTTCACTAGCTTTCACCTTCTTTTTAGTTGCCTTTACCTCTTCTACATATCCTGCTTTAAGAAGATCTTGGAGTATAACTTTATCATTACACTCCTTTTCCTCCCCTTTATACATAGAAAAAGCACCAGCAAAACTTACTAATGCTTTTACCTTCATTCAATCACCTCAATTAAGCTCCCATTACTAGAGCAGCGATTTTCTGTTCATTTTCTATTTTAGAATCTAATTCAACCCATCCAACTACTCCAATAGCGTGTTGTGTAGCATATTTTTCTCTTAAAACTTCAATATTTATATCTTCACTTAACTTAACAGCTAGTCCAGACATATCACCATAGTAAATAGATGTTTTTTCAGTTGCAATGGCATCCATATTTTCTGATGTATAAACATCTTTTCCTAATAAAGTATACCCCCATTTCGCTGACACATCTTTATTTAATAAGTAGTTTCCATCATTATCTTTTAATTTTCTTATAGCTGATCTAGTAGATTTATTCATTATCCATATTGCTCCTGCTTGATAAACATCTGGAACCATTTCTTGCACATCTATTAATTCATCAGCAGTTACAGCTGTAGCACTTGCTGCAGTTACTTTTTGCTTAACTGTACTTAAACCTGTTATCTTGCTTGGAGAACCCTTTAATAACTCTTTTTCAATAAATCTAGCAATACTTTCTGCCATAGCAGTAATAACAAATGATATTAAATCAAAATTAGAATTGTTTAATAATGACTTAGACACCTTTGTTAATGCCCCTGCTAAATATCCTTTTAATTCTATGTTTAAAAATTTACCTGAACTTGATTCTAAATCAGTAAATTCTGTTGCATATGCTGTTGTAATTGCTGATGAAGATTCATCATAGTATGGAATAGTTAAATCTCCTTTTACATTGTATCTAGTAGCTAATTGATATATTGGAGATATATCATAAACCTTCTTTATAATTTTTTGAGCAATTGTCTTAGGAATAACTGCTCCATTATCGCCTACTGCTAAATTAGTTGCTGTTCTAGTTTCAACAACTCCTCTTATATAGTTTGCAAATGCTCTTTCCTCTAATTCTAACCCCTCTTCTGAAGCACTCTTCTTAGCTGGAATATTATTAAAATCTCTTTGTTCTTCTATTAAAATTAATGTTCTTTCTATTTTTTCTTTTTCTTTTTTTATTTCATCTACTCTTGCTATCTCTTCATCAGTAAACGCTCTTTGTTCAGCCTCTACTGATTCAACAATTCTTGTAAGCTCTAAAGCTAAATCTGCTCTTTGTTCTTCTAATCCTTTCTCATTTATTGGTAAAGTTCTGTATTCTGCTAATTTATTTTTTATCATTTTATCTACCTTCCTTTTGTGTATTTTTATAAAATAAAAACCCTTTATTTAAAAGGTTTTTTAAGCTCTTCTATTAATTTTTTAGTTTCAGCTACCACACTATCTGTTCTTTTCTCTTTGGTTTTAGATTCATCTATTGTTATAGCTTTAAAATCAGTTACTCTATTTTCTGTTAAGACTTCTTTATCATCTCTCATTTCAATAGATGTAGCTGAATATGCTGGATTTCTTGTATCATCAACTATAGTTACTTCAAATAAATCTAATTCCTCTACAGTTCTTTTCTCGCACCCATTTTCTGATGTTTCCCAGCTATCTTTTTCTGCATAAAAACCAAAGCTCCATCCTCTTAATTGTTTGTTTTTAGCTTTTTCAATTACATCTGCATCTGTTACAGTACATATTGCTCTTAATCCTATATTATCTTCAAACAATTCAAGATTTCCCTCTGAAGTAGACCCAAGCTTTCTATTTTTATCATGGTTTAATAATAAATCCACATTAGCTCTTCTTTCTAAACTTCTTTGAAATGCTCCTGGCTTTATTTTTTCTACAAACCTACCTTTTACAGAAGGAATAGGCTTACTTTCTCTATCAACAGCATTTACGTACCCATCAAGGATTACGCTGTCATTACGAATCTCTATTCTCATTATCATCACCTCCTTTCATATCTGATGTTTTATCAGTATTTGGTGTATATACCTGTCCTGTTTTAGTATTATAAAGAACATCACTTAAGCTTAATAAGATAGTATCTTCAAATAATTCAAGTGGTGGTAAATCTTCCTTGTATCTCGCTTCATTTACTCCCATAACTTTATTTTTAATGCCTATTTCATAAGCCTTGAATCTCTTTTCTATATCACCTTTTAACAATTCATTTGCATCATATCCAAAATAAAAAGACTTCTTCTCTTTTTCTAGAAGTAAGTCTCTATTAATACTTGATATTAAACTATTAAGTATAGGTAATATTGCCATTTTGAACATTTTATCAAAATCGCCTTCATTTGCTTTACCATCACCACTTATTATACTAGGTGGAATATTTAATATTTTACAAATCTCTGAACCATTAGTAATTTTATTTTCATTAAGTTGTAGCTCTGTTGGAGTAGCTTGGCTTTCTTTAAAGTTTAATCCTTTGTTAAGTACAATACAGTTTTCAGTATTATTTGAATACATATTTCTCCATTGCTCTTTTAAATTAAGCATAGCTTCAATCCCTAGTTTGCCCTCTGATTCAATAAATCCTTTTTTATTTCCTCCAGTTTTGCTTAATATATTCTCATACTTAAGAGAATTATATATAACAGAAAGCAATATAATATTCTCTTCTATTATTCCATATCCATCAAAACCATTATCTGTATGCCTTAATAATTTAACAAAATTATAAGGCTTATATATATGGCCATTTACTAATACATCATAATTTTTAAATATTGGATCTACATTTCTATTTATGCTTACATCACTTTCTTTAACATAATGTAAACTTTTAATCTTTCCCATTTCTTTATTTATATAGATATATCCATTTCCCATTAGCAAATAATCTATAACTAGAGCCTTTTTCATTTCAAATGAAGTAAGTGTATCTCCGGTTTCTTCATTCAAAAGTTTAAGCCTTATATCATCTTTTATTTCTGTTACTTCTTCATTTTCTTCCTTATAAAGTTTAATAGGAATACTTGAAACTAATGATGATATTAACTCAACACATCCTGCTAAAGTAGGAATATTCAAAGCTTCTATTCTCGTTATACTATCTTCAATCAATCCTGCAGCTAACAATAAATCCTTTAATCCAGTTTCATCTTGCTCCAAGATTGACCGTTCTTCTTTTTTTCTTTTCCAAAACTTTAAATTCATATTTACACCCTCATTTTTCTATATAACCTGGATAGTAAAATCACTTCCACTTAACTGTTCTTGTTGCAATAGATAGATAGCATTTATTAAGGCTACAACCATATCAACCTTTCCAGTTGATTTTTTCTTATTCACATATTTATTTAAATTTGTATCTTCCGTACATCTAGCATTTTGGAAATTAATCTCTAACATTAAATTTTCATCATAGCTAAAGTTTTTACTTAATATACATTCTTTTAATAACTTAGTTGGCATATGTAATACTGAACTATGTTGTTTAATCTCAACGCACTCATAACCTTCATTTTCTAACTTTTGAACTGTACTTAACGCATTATATCTGTCATATCCTATCTGTACTATTTCTACTCCATAAACTGATTCTAACTCAAGTATTTTCTTTTCAATAAAACTATAATCTATTACTTCATCACCACAACTAAAGCATACGCCATCCTTAATTAGCCTTTTATAATCTACATTTTCTTTTTTACTCTTAATTTTTATTTTATCAGTAGGTAGGAACCCCCATATCTTAGCATAAAGTTTATTTTCATATTGGGTTACCATAGCAACCGCAGTATTATCATCTGATTGTGATAAATCTACACCTAGATATACTTTTTTCCCTGTCCAAAACTTAAGATTTTCTATTGTTTTGCACTCCCTAACTTTAGTAACTTCTATATATCCTTCTACTCCTAGGCCTTTATACTTTATATTGTTATGTTTACAAAGATAATTTTCTCTTTTATTTTCATATAATATAGCCATCTCTCTCATTTCTTTTATAGCTTCAAATATATAATTATTATTTACTGCTACTGGATTGCTTTGATATATAACTAAATCTTCTGTTTGCCATAGATCCTCAACTAAAAATTTGCTATCCGGTTCATATAATAAAGAAAATCTTCTTTTATTATCTATTAATCCATCTAACACCTTTTTAGATATATCAATTTCATCTATCATGGCATTATTATCATTTGGATATTGGGTACTAATAATAATTCCAAGCTTATTAAACAAAGTTATTTGAGAAGATCTCATAGCTTCTATTGGATAACTATCCATAGCTCCTGCTTCATCAGCTAAGAAAGCATTGGCAAGTTTACCATCCATTTTATCTTCACTATAAGCTAATGGAATATACTCACTATCAGTTAATAAACATCTTATCTCACTTCTAAGAACTTTAAATACATCCTCTTCTGCTAACAAAGGACTAACTTTTATTATTTTTCTTATTGCTATTTTTAACTCAGAAGATAATTTTAAATCTGGTGCAACTGAAAAGAAACGTGAAAATGGCTTATCAGTTATTAATAAAAGTATAAAAATAACTGCACTATTAAAAGTCTTAAAATTTTTACGACTTATTTCTAGTACAGCTGTTATATAATATCTTATATCTTTATTTTCACCATTTCTTAGTTTTGTGCATAACGTTGCAACTATTAAGAACCATGCATAATCCTCTAATCCTTCATTCATAGGACACATTAAATCCGGATGAACCATTAACCCCAATATTCTATTTATTTTATTTAATTCTTTTTCATCAACATAAGCTTCTTCGTCTATTCCATCAGCTTTATTTAACCAATCTCGCGCCTGTTTCTTAACATATATAGGTACTTTTTGATTAACATCTGGTACACACCACTTTGCATATTTATAAGCTTTACTTTCTTTAATTTCCATTTATCGCCCTTAATAATTTTTCCTTATTAGATTCAGTATCTACTTTCTTAGGTATACTTCTAAGGGCCGAAGCTATTGTCATTATATTTTCTTTTTCTATGTCAAGTAACATTTTACGCTTACTTTGTAGTTGCTTATCTATACTAATAATGGTGCTAGATAAAGAAGCCATATTGTCACTAAAACTTCTTAGCTCTATTGCTTTTTCTTTTCCCTCTAATTCATCAACCAACGAATAAAATTTTTCTTTTAACGTTTGAATTAGATTATAAATCTCTTCTCTTTTCTTTTCAAAATCAGCACATTCAGCTTGTAATAAACAATATCTATTTATAACTGCTTCATAAATTGAATCGTTCTTTTCTATATTTTTAAGTAACTTGTTTATCCTTAAAAATTCCTTATGTGCTACTGGATTATTTTTAACTTCGGGTCGTTCTCTTATAGCTACACCAGTAGCTAAAGCTGCTTCTCCTTTTTCTCTTAATGCAAGTTCTTTCTTTGTCCTATGTGATTTTTTTTCATTTTTTAAAACTGTAAAAGGTTTTGGTGGTGTAGGCATAATAAACCTCCTTTCTTAAAAATTATCTTTTGAAAATCTGATGTGGGAATATTTTGTGTTCCGAGGTGGACACGTGGTGTTCTAAGGACCCCTCTGAAAGTGTCATAATACCCGGGGGTATATCTAAGTATTTTTCTCCTCTTCTTGTGCTTGTACAATAGCCAATAACTCATCCCTTGGTATAGTTCCTTGCTCTGCTAATTCATGGTGATATTCACACACAGTTATTAAGTTGCTATCTTCTAATCTTAGTTCATACTCCTCTTTAATTGGTACTATATGATGTACTTCTAAGTCATTATAGTTATACTTCTTTATTGTGTTATATAACTTCCTTATGCATACCTGACATAAAAATTTATCTCTTCTCTTTACCTCTTCTCTCTTCCTTTGCCATGCCTTTGTCCATCTAAATTTATCTGCTTCACTTGTTTTGTACTTATTACTCTTAGGTTTCATTGGACATACAAAATCTTTTTTATGTATTCTTCCACAATACTTACAACTCTTTAATGGCATTTAAATATATTGAACTCCTTTCATTATTTAATAAAATACAAAAAGCACCTAACTTTTTCTTGTTAAGTGCTTTTTATATATTTATTAGGAGGTTTTATCAATGTCCATTTTAAATTATAAACCATATTATTTTAGAATACTTACAGCTATTTTATAGTTTTTCTATAATTTTCTTTTATATTATCTAAATTCCCCTTAAGCTAGATACTTTTCCATCTTCTTTACTGCTTCCCCTTCTATTTGTTTTATCCTAGAGTAAGTTCTATTATATTTTATCTCTAGTAAACTATATCTCTTTTGTTCTATTAAAGCTGTTTCTATTATATCTCTTTCCTCTTCTTTTAATACTGTTAATGCATTATCTATTCTTGCTATCTCTCTTATCTTAGTTGCTCTTTGCTTTAACAGCCCTTCTTTTTCCTCTAAATGTTTTTCAGCTTGAAGCTCTACACTAGAAGTAATTTTATATGTTTTCCCAGTTCTTTCTCCACTTGGTTGTTCTGTTATTCCTAACATATCCTCTTCTAACTCTTGTAATTTTAAATCTATGTCTACTATATCTGCTTTTAACTCTTTATATCTTTTAATTCTCTTTGCTATCTTCTTCATGATTACACCTCTTCTATTCATCATGCATTGTATTGGCTATTTTTATTGAATCTTCTAATGTTATCTTTATAGTTTTAAAGTCAATATTTTCTCCCTTTTCTTTTTTAACTTCTATAGAATCCATGAATATTTTAACCACTGTATTAAATTTTTCATGTCCTAATTTATCATGCATATCTATAATTGCCTTTGCTACTCTTTCTTTATCTTTCATTCTATAATCACACTCTCCTAATTATGTTGTCTTAAATCTTCTTTTGCTTTTAGCCATATCGCTTTAGTAACTGTATGTATATGCTTAAGATATATACATATTTCTTCAAGTCTTTCTTTTGTTGCTGTTGCTTGTCCTCTTTTTAATTCTTTCTTTATACTGTACTTAATATTTGACCATCTATTATAAGCCTGTATACTTTCTTTCTGTAGCTCAAATGCTCCTGCTATATCCTCTTCTACTAAATTGTCAAACTTATTGGATATATCATTAAATATTTTTACCTCTTCTATATATATCTTTTTGTAATCCATCATTTCTCCTTATTCTTCTTTATTTTTCTATATAATTCATTACATGTTTAATTATCATATTAATACTTCCATCATTATTATGATGAATTTCAAATTTGCTTGGATCATTATAAGCTTCTTTATCAATAGTTAAATCTATATCATTATCTATTTTTAATTTAACCTTTTTAAGTTTCTTTTTTACATAATCCTTATCAAGTTTTATTTCCTCTTCTATCCCATTTGATTTAATAAAACCTTCAAAACCTTGCTTTTTATCAGTATCATTACTAAATAACTTTTGTGATAACTCCTCAACATCTACACTATCTTTATTTATTAATTCCTTTTTAACTGTACTTCTTACTTTTTCTGCTTGTCCTGCATCTTCTGTTATATTACTTCTAGTCCATATTTCTACTGCATTTATAAATTTTTTAGTTAATGTTCTGCTATCACTAATTTGACTACAACATAAAAAACTATTCATAAAGTAATTTGCAGAATATTCATCTTCTTTCTTGGTATTTTTCTTATCATCTAGTACCCATAAATCAAACTTCTGACCTTCTTTATTAGGTTTTATAAACGCTGCTTGTTTAATTCTTTGACTCCCTCCTGGTAATGCTGCACAATGTTTTATTAACCCAACTGCGATTTTATCATCATTGAACTCTACTTGGTGTGTAAAACTATTAACATAATCTAACTTAAGTATTCCTATCATTGGCCCTTGGTCAGTATATATTACTGTTACTATAAGATCACAACTTGGAATATATATGTTTTCTTTCATAATGTAGAATAATTGTCTTGCTAATGCCTTAGACACTTCTATAAGATTACCTTCTAATCCATTTAAGAATTCTTCTGATATTTCCCTAACTATATTTCTTTCATCATTAAATATTGCAGGTACTAAATTATCACTTTTAAATATTTTATCTATATGCTTGTATAAAAACATATAAGTATCTTCTGTTAAATCTAAAGCATATTCGTTTAATATAGGTTCTTCAGCATTCATATCTAATACATGAATTACTGCATTTTGTATATTAATATCATTAACTCTATCCCCTGTATCTATTGCCATTCTCTGCTCCTTATACTCGAATCCATTTTTCTTTTTAACTTCATTACTTTCATATATCATAACTTTAGATCACCTCTCCAAAATTAATTTGAGAATTAACTTTCTTAATTTCATACTCTAATACATAAGGAGCTTTATATCCATTTACTATTTCTTTAGCTTTATCTAACTGAATTCTTTTTATAGCTTCATATCTGGTAACTCCAAACTCTCTTTTAATTTGATGTTGAATATCTGAATATACTTTACCTCTTATACTGTTATCTTTATATGCATGACTTACTTTGCCACCTAATATTTCTATACCTTTCTTCCTAACTAACGCTTGAAGCTCTTTACACTCAACATTAAATAATGGCATACCTTCTTTTAATTCTTTTACATCACTCTTTATTCTTTGCTGCTCAATATCTAATGTAAATATAGCTTGTAACTCTTTACTTAAATGAGCATATGGGTTTTTAATAGCTTCTTCCATTTGATTAAATGCTTCTATATACTTAAGTTTCCATTCTAAAGCTCTTGCTCCAGTAAACCCCATTACTAACAAACTAAAACCATCTCTAGTTAACAAATATTCTATATATTCATTTCCTTTATGTTGGAAGCTACTCATAATCATCATATTTTTAACTGCGGAATTTTCCGTAGTTAATTTTCTTATAATTTCAGTTACATCTGCATGTCTCTTTCCAAAATGATCTGCAACTTGTCTACTGGTTACAACTAACTCCCCTTGACTATTTCTTTTTACTAATACCTCTTCATTTTTAATATTTATATTCTCCATTTTCTTTCCTCCTAATATAATTGAATTGTTAACTAAAAAATACCGCATATTCTTTATTGAATAATACGGTATTTTTATTAATTTATATTGAATTTTATTTTTGATAAGCTAGGATTGTTAATTTATAAATATATTAAACTGTATGCTTTTTTGTCAATAATCTATGTATTGATAATCCAATACAATATCCTGTAATAGTAAAACCTATTATTGATATAATAGTATTATATATTTGGTAATTATACTTAATTGCATCAACCATAGATAATAGCCAAAATGCTAATGGTATTAATAGAGGTACCCCTATTACTTCTCTTTTAGACTTTCTCACATAAAACCTATAGAATAATCCAAATAATAATAGACTTATTATCGAAATGATAAATTCATTTTTGGATATGTTTACTGGAATATCAGATGATATTAAAAGTACGTATAACCACAATATTACTGAAACAACAAAGAAAACAGCTTCTAAGTATATATCAATAAGTTTACTCATATTAATTCTCCTCTTACCTCTTTATAAAACTTAACAATACTATAGTATTATTATTATAAGTTAATTATGATATATTTTTTAACACCGTATTATTCAATTTTCTAAGATCACTTAGTTCACAATAATTTCAAACTATTCTTTTATTTCTTCTAACGCTTTACTTACAGCTTCTTTAGCACTTAATCCTTTGAAATACTACTTAACTGCTTTTATTAAAGTTTTTCTAAAATATCTTTCTCCATAATCTACTCCTAATAAATATTGATGGAAAGGATCTTAAAACATTCTAACTTTGTAATCCCCACTACTCTTAATAGCCTGTCCAAAGGTCCTTTCTTTTAATATTTTTTTATTTATATAAATGCATTTAGCATTAATATCTATTCGTTAACTTTATTTAAATATTTATGTTTCCACATTCTATAAACTTTATCTGCTTCTGCATCGTTTAACTCAAAAATATTTTTAATTCTTGTTTTTATTTCTTCTTGATTGAATCTATCTATTTCGCCTTCACTTAAATGATCTATTACTGTACTTATTGTTACTTCATTTAACATTTACGAATTATCTCCAATTATTCTTTTGGCCAATACAATATCTTCATATATGTTCCCTATAACTTTATCCATTGCAGTTTCAGAAAATAAAAACACTGCTCTTTTCTCTTTATCATTTTGGATTAACCATGAATATTCATCAAAAACTACTACTCCTGTTATCTCTTCATCTCCTGGCACAGCTCCTATTCTCTCCACAATAAAACCTTCGTATATATCCCTGCCTGTAATATCTTTTTTTCCAGAATATAAAATAGGCTTTAAGTGTCTATTGTTAACTGTTCCTTCTGGCAATCCATGACTATTAAATGTTTGCACCTCTCCATCTCCTGTTATGCTATATCCTGTACCACTTAAAAGTCTTTTTCTATTCTTGTCATAAATCTTAAATTTTATTTTTGCCATAATTTTCTCCTTAATCCTCTTCTTGAATAACATCTAGTATCGATATTTCTACCGCATTATCTGCTACCCACTTACCAAAACTCTCATAACTATCAAATTTCTTATTTTTATTTTCTCCGTTCCACTTTTCCTTATATAAACAAATTATTTCCATATTTTAGTGCTCCTCTTCACTTTTAATCCTAAATTCTAAATAATCTTTTACTTCATTCCAACAATCTCTACATAAAGAATTTTGACAATCTTCAAATGTAAACTTAAATCCTAAATCTTTTGGACAAAAGTATAATTTCTTAGTATATTTATCTACAGCTTGTCTATCTTTTATTGTGAATCTTTCCTTCAATTCCTTTGTATTTAATAACTCTCTAGTATTTTTCACATTAAATACCTCCTAAAAAAATACTACTGTTGTAAGTGTCTTTTCACACTTTAAGTACGTTTCTATAACTTCCCTTGCTTTTATCCATCCGTAACAAACTTCAACTTTATATCCTTGCTCCTTAAGAGCTTCTATCCATTCTTTCTGTTTTATGCTTGGCTTATTTTTACCTACCTTAAGTTCTATATACAATCCACAATATGCATCTTTTGCAACTGGTAAACATATATCCGGTACACCTGCCTTAACGCCCTCTTTTTTTAGATTTGCTGCAGTTCTCGCATCTCTCTTTCCACCATTAGGTATATGATGTAATAATTTAAGCTCTGGGTATTGTTGTTCTGCTAACCCTGCCCATTGAAATAAAAATCTTTGTTCTTGTGCTTCTGTCATTCTTCTCCCTCCATTAATCTAATTTCCGCATTTTTATATAAATATAAGTTCCTGAGTTTATATCGTTCACTTGGACCTCATGACTTGTATAAATATATCCAGGATATAATTTCTCAAACTCTTCTTTATCACCTTGGTTTCTTGATAATTCATACACCTTTTTATATGTGTATTTATAATCATTAATTTCAGCTTCTGGAATTATTAGATTTCTGCTTGGTGAATATCTTTTCTTTCCTTTAGGGTCTTTAGATATATAGTTGGCCAACTCTTCAAATCCTAACTCATTAGGCTGAAGTCTATCTGCATTTGCTCTACCCTTTCCCCATAATTCCTCTGCCTTATCTCTATCCATTCCACTCATAACAATATGATGATGTATTCTTGTCCTAGTTCTTTTATCATTTTTATTTGCTTCCTTATATTCCAAAACAGCTATATATTTTAACTCTGGTAAATTATTTCTTTTTCTATAATTCTTTATTCTTCTTAAATAATTATTCCTATCCCTTAATGCTCTCTCTTCACTATCTGGTAAATTATTATTATCATATGTTAAATGTATAAATAGGTCCTTATTAGTAAAGTTCGCATTTATTATTCTTCTTAATTTTTTTCTTGCATTTTTATCATTAAGATTTTTTTGTTCTTTTCTACTCTCTTTCTTTTTTCTTTTCCTACTCTTCTTTTGTTCTATTTTTGATATAGGATATATTTCTATTTCTAAATACTTACCACACTTATATTTCTTCTCCCTTATAGCCATAATTACCAACTCTACTCTTCTTATTTTTTATAATAGTCGTTAAGATAATACCTATTACAAGGGCGTTAAAATCTTGTCCTTAGCCTATATTTGACTTTAATACTTTTCTTAGATATAATTTAAATAAGGTATCCAAGAAAAAAAGATTTTTTTAAAACACATTGATCACCGGTCGCATGGTTATATCAATGTGTTTTTCCCTTTGTAATGGTAATAATTATCTTGTGTTTATACTTCTCCAATTGTTTCACCAGTTTTGACTAAATAGATTTCTCCTTTATCCAAATCTAAATTTTCATCAAACCTTACTTCTTTCTTTGCTATTTCTATAGCTTCTCTCCATCCAAACTTTCCAGTATCAATAAACTTTGACGCAACTTTATGTACCTGATCTAATTCTCTTAATTCCTTCCCCATTGTTCTAACCTTCTTCTTTGGACTTCTATTATCTCTTTATCTCTTCTTTGACTTAACATAATTGTTACTATATCATTCATTCCCCAATATTTGATTGCCTTATCCAACATTAATTTAGTTTTACTCATTCTATAACCCTCACACTGAATATTTATTTAAGTTAATTGGTTTAACTAACTTTTCTACTCTGCATTTTTTTAGCTTGCTTAGCAAATAATCCATTTACATATTTAATAGTTTCTATAGATGGTTGCTCCTTTATTATTACTCTACTTCCCATAATCCACCCATCTGTAACAAATGGTTTTCCATCTCTCCACTCTAGCTTAGGCTTTGGTAAATTAGGATCATAATCCTTTTCTTTCTTTTTTCTAGCCATTATTAACTCCCCCTAATTGTTCTCTCTCCATTTGATCTCTAAGAGTTACCCCAATTATTATTCCTTCAATTAATGTCTCTGTTTTTTCTTTTGCATATTCAGGAATTTTATTAGTTGCATTAAATATCCTTGTTATAAAATCTTGTTTTTCTTGCAACGTCATTTTTCCACTTCCTTTCTACATTTTTAGTTCTTTAAGAACCTTATATTTTTATAATAAGTTCTTTTAGGACTTTTTTCAAGCTTTTTTTCAAAAAATTTTATTTTTTAAAATTATAATTGTTGCTAAAGAACATTTTTTTGTGTATTATTATTTTAGGAGGTTTTTACAATGAAAGAACTTAAAGATAGAATAAAATTTGTTAGAACATCTAAAAACTTATCTCAGGATGAATTTGGGAGAATTATAAATCTTTCAAGAAGCCAAATAGCCGGATATGAAACTGGAGCTAAAAATGTCACAGACAGAGCTATAAATGATATTTGTAGAGAATTCAAAATCAATGAAGAATGGCTTAGAAATGGCGAAGGTGAAATGGAAGCTAAAATGACCTCTGATGAAGAGTTCGCTTTTTTAGTTGGTGCTTTTGCAGCAGAAGGTAATGACTTTAAAAAGAGAATCATAAAAGCTATGCTAGAAATAGAAAACAAAGACGATTGGGAGCTAATAGCTTCAGTTGTTGAAAGGCTAGCAAAATAAAAGGAGAATTTAAATTTCTCCTTTTTTAATATATAAATATTTTATTTTAGTAAAATGAGGTGATTAAAATTAGAGTTGCAATTTACTGTAGAAAATCTGTTTTTGTTGAAGGATCTGTTTCAATAGAAACTCAAATTAATCTATGTAAAGATTATATTAATAAAAAGTATTCTAATTCTACTTTTGAAATTTTTGAAGATGAAGGCTTTAGTGGTGGAAATACCAATAGACCAGCTTTTCAAAAAATGCTTAAACTTATAGAGCTTAATCAATTAGATATTGTAATTTGTTATAAAATTGATAGAATAGCTCGAAATACTTTAGACTTCTTAAATACTTTAGAAAAATTTAAGAATAAAAATGTAGAACTTATTTCAGTAAGTGAAGGTTTTGATCCAAACACTCAAATAGGAAAAATGATGTTAACCTTACTGGCTTCTTTTGCTGAAATGGAAAGAAGTAATATTCAGCAAAGAGTATCTGATAACATGCTTTCTATTGCTAAAAAAGGTCGTTGGACTGGTGGTAGTGCTCCTACTGGATTTATGCATGGAGAAAATGGAGGAATTGAAATTTCTAATGGTGAATTAATTCTTGATATTTTTGATATGAAATATCATAATACCTTAAATTCTAAAATAATTACTCACGCTGAAGAAAAACATAATCATAAATTTACTGGTGTTACTTTAGCCAATGCATTTAGAAAACCTATTTATGTTAAAAGTTCTGAAAGTGTTAGCTTATATTTAAAACATAAAGGCTATACAGTTCTAGGAGAAGAAAATCTTACTAACTCCTATCTAACATATACAGATAAAGATAATAAATATGCTGTAGTTAGTAATATTCCTGGATTGATAAATCCAGAAGTTTGGCTGGATATTAATAAACGAATGGATGAAAATATTACTCGTACTGGTAATAGATTTAGTGAAAAGTATTGGTTAACTAAAACTCTACATTGTAAATGTTGTGGTAAAACTTATTGTGGGCATACTAAAAGCACAAAAACTAGATATTATAAAAAAGATGGTACTGAAAAAATATATGAATCTACAACTTATTATTATATGTGTAGAGATATGCTAAGAGGTAAATTGAAAACTTGTACCAATACTAAAAGAGTAAAAAAGGATTACTTAGAGGTTAGAGTTTCAGAATTAATATACTCATTAAAAGATATAGATAATTTTAATGCTGCATATAATGTTAATTCTGTAGATAACAAAAAATTAATTGCATCACTTGAAAGAAAAATTAAATCTATAGATAAAAATATAAATAATCTTACAGATAAACTTTCACTCTTAAGTAATGAAGCTTCTATTATATTCATTAATAAAATAGAAACTCTAGTTAAAGAAAAATCTAATATAAAAAATGAAATTCTTTCATTAGAAATGCATGAACTAGAGAATATTAATAATAATCATGATTTTGTTTTTTATAATATTAGTAATTTTAATGATAATATGACAGTTGATGAAAAAAGAGCTTGTTGTATGAATATATTTAAAGAAATAACTTATGATCCTAAAGAGGATACATTTGAATTCTCATTTAAATAGCGGACTTTTGTTCGTTATTTTTTTGGTTTAAATTGAAAGTGTAGGACATCCACCATGAATATATCCTGTTAAAGATAATAAATCTTTTGATTTTAACATATCTATAGATTTTTCACCAACTATCTTTGCTGCTTTTTTTAAATTTAACTCTTTTTCAACTGGTATTACGAATACATAATTATTCTTACTTTTACCAACAGTAACTAATGTTTTAAACACACGCTTTGGATTTTGGCTCAATGCTGATGCAACTTCACTCCCACTTACGGCTCCTGTTCCAACATAACTGTGTGTTTCATGTTTAATTTTTTTCTGTTCTAAAATTCTCATTACATTTGTTTTTTCATCCAT